GTCTAAAATCTGTTTATAATCAAATTGGTTCTCTTTTAAGCCTTGTTGTTCACCTTTTAGCTGAGCATCCATCTCCATTTCGGCTTGACGGAGTGCTAATTCTTGTTGTTTCAACAATACTAGAGGATCTACACTTTGATCTTGTAAGGCTTCTTGCTCTTCTGCAATCATTAACTCTGTAATCTTTACTACCTCTTCGTCAACTAATTGTGCTTTTGCCATTTGTAGTTTTTGAATTTCTTCCGGTGGGACTTGATCACCAAATTTTCTTCTTAGATTCTCTGCCTCTTCGACTAAAGCACGTTCAACTTGTTGTTCTGCTAAAAAAGACACGTGTTGATTTATATGTGATGCTAAAGTTACGATAGCCATAGGATTACTTTTTACTAATGATGAAGATAAAAAAGTTCTATGCGCTTTTATATGTAAGGCATGATCTTGTTGAGGAAAGGCTTGTAGAGGTTGACCTCTGAGAGTCACACTATGTTCTAATGCTGCATTTGCTGGTTGAGGTCCTTTAGGAAGTGGTAATATCTGCTCAATATCTTTTACACCTAATGCTATGTACATTCTTCTGTATGCTTCATAAAGATTATGCATTTGAGGATTGCTTTGAGCTAGTTGTAGTTGGTTTTGTGCAAGAGTCACCCGTTGTGACATAGAAAATATATTTGGATCGGATACAGGTAGAATATCTATTGCATCTGCAAAATCTGCTTGTTTAATTTCTCTTGGTCCTCCAGAAACCGCATACGGATACGCCGGTGGTAAAACTAATTGAAATATTTTTGCTAATAATTGAAATTCTTTTTTCTGTGCGTAATGTAATCTTTTGTGAACTGCGGACATAACTTTGGTACCACGCTCCATCAAAGCCATGGTTGTACCAACAGGAGTTTGTGAACTACCTATTTCTGATAGCTGCATGTCTGCAACAGTTGCAAATTGCTTTGCTGCATCTACACAAAAACCTAACAGTTGCATTAAAGTTTGATCTGGACCCTTATAAGGTAAAGGCATTAATGCTTCACGTATAATACCATTTGGTGCATCAACGTCTCTAAACTCACCGGGTTGTAGTGGTTGATCATCATCACGTATTCTTAGTCCACGTGATTTAAATCCTGCTGGTAAGTTTGATAATGTTCCTGCATCTAACAATTGACGTAACGCTGAAGTAGCAGATCTTGTAAGACCACCAATCATATGTATTAAACCGAAGCCATAGAATCCTAAACCAGGTAGAAATTTGTAATGTACAAAATAATCATTTTTCTTTTTTAAAGGATCATTCTCATTGTAATTTCTGTATACCGATATAATTGTATTTGAACTTCTATCAATGGTTACAATGTAAGGAAGCATAATCCCACTTGGTTCACCATTTTTAGTATTCATATCTTCAAAACCTTCTAGGTCTAAATCGACATGCATTTCATAAAGTTCCACCATATCTTCGGCAGCGTATGAGCCAGGTGACTCACCATCAATCTGATCTTTTTTTTCTTGTAAGTCAGATGTGTCGGATCCATCATAACCTTCAGTATCAATGTCGAGATAAAAACCCGATACTTGTTTTTTTCTCAAATCATTTTTTGTCATTTTAACGACTTGTGTAATTCTTTCACAATCGTCAAGATCTGCACAACCGTAAGGAACTATCACATCCTCAGCAGGTATAAATTTTGATGTCGCTCTACCAGCTACTTCGTCATAGTAAATTTTTTTAAATGCACTACCCGATAAAGGTAATTGAAATAATAATTGGTCCATCTCAGGATTGTAGTCTTCCATGACATGAGTAATCTCATAGTTCATATAATCCTTGACTCGCTCTGCTGCTTGTTGAAGCTCGGGGGAGTTTGCTCCGACGACTTGTGTTCTTACAGGACCATCACTAGGTAAAAGTTCAACGTAAGCCATCGCTTGAAATTGTGTAACGGCTTGTGCTAGTACAGGGTGGTTGACACTTGCAGCACCACGAAACGGTCTAGTTCTCTCTTCATACTTAAAACCTAAAAGATCAAGACCCTTTGTATATGATTGTTCCCAATCTTCTCTTGTAGCTTTATCGTTATCAACTTTTTCAATTAGTTCGTTTGATAAACCTTGAAGATAAGATGCGTCTAAAACTTCAGCTAGATTGGAGGAGAAAGATGTTTGTATTTGTTCTTGTTCAGGGTCAACAACAGCAGATCCATCATCTTCAATTATAATGTCTGGATTCTGTTGTCCTGTTTGTAAATCTACTTCTTGTCCTAGCTCTTCAACATTAATCTCTTCATCGCCTCCAGGGCCTATAGGATTTTCATTTTGCGGTGTTGGAACGCTAGAATTAAACTTTTGTACCATTAATATTCTCCAAATATATCAGTAATTGAAACTAAACCATCAGAGGCAATTTTACCACCATCTTTTTTACCATAAATAAACATAGGACCCTGCTTGGTAGTTTCTTCAGGTAAGGTCAATGTAAACATTTTTACTCTCTGAGGGTTATACTCGTCTATAATTACTGTAGCATTCTCTGCTCTATCCCCATCGCCTAAAGGCACAAGTTCAAATCCATCATCCGCTTTTGTTTTAACAAAATACTCCATGGTTTGTCCTGGCGCTATCTCTCTTCTAAGTACCACTTCATTAGGACCAAAATCTAAAGCTACTCTTTCTATCTCAGTGTTTAAAAATTCTTGTACTTCATCAGGATTTCTCACAGCTCTTGGTTCTAAATCTTTCAATAAATCTAGTTCGCCATCTACATTTTTATTATAAAACTTAAGTCCTTTATCAGCTTTTGAGGGATCTACAATTTCCTCTATTTTTAAATTGTTTTTATTTCCTGTATATTTCTTTGCAATGTTCTTCATCTCCTGCACCGTAATGTTGTCGTAGATTGTTTTGAATTTCTTTGCTGCAGGCCCATCAGGATCTTTACCCCATCTTTGGTTTACTAATTCTGATGGATAGATTGCTACCTTGTTTATGCCATTAGCCTGTGCATCTTGAATTGTAGCTTTCAGTAAAAGATCAATATAATCTTTACCTTTGTTAAAAGGTAATACAGGAAAACTTTGTACCGGTCTAAACCTTGCTTCATAAGAAGGGTTTGCATTAGCGAAGCGTTCAAGATCATCTGTATTATCAACATCTAAAATTTTAATATTTTTAAGTTGATCCTCGTAATTTGTCCCTCTATTTAATTCAAATAATTTATTAAACTTTTGTCTACCTTCTTCTTGTAAAGCTACTATTTTGTTTTGAAAATCAGGATCTACAACCGTTACTCTATTTTGATTTGCTATGGTTGTAATACGTTCTTGTAATTCATTTAATTCTTTTACTACATCGGGTGTAAGAGTATCTGCAAAAGTAGGATTGTTAGGGCGAACTAAATCAGAAGTTTCCATAAACTTCAACATGCTTTCAGGGTAATCCCTTTCAGTTTTTTCAAGCATGTCCTGCATGTAAGTATCACCTTGAGCAATTTGATTTTTTAATTTTTCTTTGTAGTTTCTTATCATCACTGCCGTAGCCTTCATTCTCTCTTGTTCTTTTTTTAAATTTGTTAACATGTCGGTTTGAATCTCTTGAATAGCAGCGACTGTGTTACCATCTACGTCTTTGTAGTCAGCAACTCTTGTAAAAGCTATAACGTTAGGATCTTTGCCAAAATGAGAAGAGTTAAAAAAAGGTTTGTCTTGACCAGGCAATTTGTCAACATTAACGACTATCTCTCTATAATTAGTACCTTGACTATCCAAGGGTTGACTACCTGACCCTTGATGAGTGGGTTTACCCATGTATGAACCTAAACTACCGGGAGGTGTATTTGTAGCCGGTTGTCTTTTAATTTTTACTTCAATATTAGCAATAGGAGAGCTTTCATAAACGTCAACTAAATTTTGTTGAGTAAGTTTTGTATTAGGAAAAAATTTTTCTATATCTTCTAAATAATTAAATATACCTGCGTCCTTCATTTCTGATTGAGGCACACCAATATTACCGGTGTAATACTTTAACCAGTCTTTTGGTAATGCACTTTTAGGTGCCTTTGGATTTGTTGTTGACTCTATAAAGTATGATTTAAACGGAAAATCACCAGGATCTACATTTGGGACCATGGGTGTTGTACCCGGTGCAGTAGGTATATCAGATACAACTTTCTTTGGTGTTAACAAGCCAGGAACTTTTCCAAATATTTTAAATAAATTACCCGCTCCAAAAGCTTGTAGGTTGCCTGAGTCCACAGCTTTTTTAAAAAAGTCATCGTCCAAAGCAGGGTCGGGTGCGAACTGTTGTTGATTAATATTTTGCAACGGATCACCGCCAATGGCCATACGCACAGGTCCACCTCTTTTAAAACCTAAAGGTTGACCTTTTTGAATATAGGGAGCACTACCCGAAATAAACATTTCCTCTGATAGTCCTTCTTTTGGAGCTTGTCCAGATATTTTAAAAGATTGAGGAT